TCATCGGTTTGGTTGTTTTTCGACAATAGGTTTAAGAAATTTTATTTAGAACCGATACTTTTTGTGGGATAATCATAAGGTATTTTCGCTATTTCTGCTTCCTTAATTTTAAAATTTGACGACGGAATAAAAATAGTTTTTGCCACCGCTTTTGACGAGTATGTAGTCAAAGCCTTTGAGCTGAATGCTATTGATTATATTTTAAAGCCCTATTCTTTCAACAGGGTTGAAATGGCAGTCAACAGGATAAAAAAGCTGTTGCTATCTGAAGATATTTCCCAAAAAAAGAAGAAACATAATGCAATTCAACATGAGGCAATAAAAAGAGAAGTTATAAAACTTCCCGTTTGGAAGAACGAAAGAATTTTTCTATGCGATCTCTCTGATATAAGCTTTCTTTCTGCAGAAGACGGTTATGTAAAGGTCTGCACAAGCGATGGAGAATTTTATACGAGCAAGGAAACATTAAGTTATTTTGATGAAAAGCTGGATCAGCGAAAATTCTTCCGATGCCACAAGAGTTTTATTGTTAATATAGAAAAAATTAATGAAGTTATACCCTGGTTCAACAACACATATTTATTAATAATGAAAGGTTGTACTGGCAAAGTGCCCGTCAGCCGAAAATACATTAAAAGCTTCAGAAGCCTGTTTGATTTGTAATTCATTATGGCTTTGAAGAAATAATAAAGCATGCAATTGTTTCCAAGTTCTAATGCAGATGAAAAGCTGAAATCTGTCAAAGTTATAATAAGTCACATCGATAAGGCTGAGAACGCAAATCCAATAAAGTATTTGATGACATTAAAATCAAGGAGCTGTCTCAAAATATTATTTTGAAATTAGCTCCTTGATGTTCATAATCGAGTAAATTAATATATCAGTATCCATAGCTTAAGCCTTTCGGTAACGATTAATTCATCATATCTCAATATTAGGTATATACGTTTTAGTTCCGAAACGCTCGTTTCCATTGCATCAAAAACATTATACATCTTAAAAGGTGATTATTGTCGGTTAAAATTTAATTTCAAAAATACCAATAATAATTTCTGATTTTTAACCAAAAAGCATAATTACAACTTGCAAGGGATTACTGCAACTAATACTCAATAGCCGGAATTATAATATCAATTACAACATCGAATTTGATAAAAAACGGGTTGTAAGACATCTTTTATTAACCTTTTCTGCAAAGACATTATAAAACCAAGTTTTAATATTCAACCGACAGATTATTCCCATTCTGTGATTAAGTCTTTTTCAATATTTTCACCCATTGATTTTTCTGCCTTTCATGTCATTATTATCATTATTTTCATTAAGAAATTTCTCGCTTCACAAAATTTTAGTACGATTTTAGTACGCATATTTTCACTCATTGCTTATATTATCACTGGTGTCAATACCGATATAATCATCTAATTTTTTAGGTGATATATGATAAGACCATTTTGATTTTACTTTCCATGCATAACCATATGGTGCAGTACCTTGTTGCAATGCCACCCTAACTGCTTGTTGACACACACCAAGCCTTTTTGCTGCTTCCGCAACAGATACTTTTTTGAATATAATTTTATCATTTTGGGGTGAATCTTCAAGTAGTCCTTTAAGATAATCAGCCGAACAATCAAGTGCTTCTGCAAGCTTTTTTATTGTAGCATCCTTTGGTTGGTTCTTACCTGATAAATATTGACTGATGGATGATTTTCCAATCCCAGTTAAAACAGAAAGTTCAGCCTGTGATATGTTCCTTTCTGCCATTGCCTTTTTTAATCGTTCTGAAAAACTCATAGTATCCCCCCATATTGAAAATTAACTTTCAATAGTCCACCCCATCAGGGCATTCAACGATTAAAGGTTTGTTTTCATCCAGGCATTTCTGAACAGCTTGAATGACTTCACCTTCATCCAGGTCACGAACAGTGAACAGAGGGAAATTATCATTAAATTGTTCCACATAACGGGTTAACAGTGCTTCAAGCATCAAATTCAACACCTTTCTTGAAAAAATAACCTTCTAAAATGCCCTGTAAGCCATTTTAATTACTTTCAAGGGGTAACAGTACCCCCAGTATATAAAGCAAAGCATCTGACCAAGCTGCAATGGTTCAGGTGCTTATTTTTTCGCTGTGTCCTGTATCTGTTCCAGTGCTTCTTCACTGGTTGACATACGAACAGTATCACCCTTTGCAAGAATGATAAACGGTAAACCAACAAAAGAAACATCAGCACCATCAAAAACTGGTTCATATGCATCATAGTCTTTCCATTTACCCAGGTAAATTGCATTATCATAACCATGCTGCTTTGCAAAGGCAATTATTCTGTTGTTCTTCATTGATTCACCCCCATTATTGAAAAGTTAATTTCAAGATATTTTATTATATCACACTTCATCTTAAAAAGCCATTATTTGCCCTTAAAAAGGCTTATTCTGTTTTGGGGGTATAAATCTATTAGTCAGTGCCTTTTCTCTTGCCACAGGTCAAAATGGAATGGCAGGACAAGGAAAACAAAGCACCCTGCATCATAACAAGGTGCTTTGTTACTATCATGTTATCAACCTATCCAATACAACATATTGCTGACCGCCTTGCATCCGCAAAAGAAGAACGGTATCACCGACAACCAAGCTATTATGAACGGTGATTTCCTTTTTTCCTTTGACTTGATGCCTGTGTGTATTACTTCCAGTGGTTGAACTGCTGCCATCATCGGTGTATGAATGATTATGGGTATTATCTTCTGTGTAGTGGTCAACAGTGATATTGGTCTTGAAATCAGTCACATTCCTTGTCAAAATCAATTGTGCTTCTGTAAGGGTCAGCTTTTGTTCCACATTTACTTTTAGTGGTGAAATAGAAGTGACCTTGCCGAACATTACTGCACAGGGTTTGGAAGCTTCGACCGCATCCAAAGCTGCTTTTTTTTATCAATTCAATTAGATTAGGCATTAAGCATGCACCCCTTCCGCAACTGATTCAAGTGCTTCTGAAACATGTTCTTCAATGTAAGAAACCACACCATCCAAATCCATTTCAGAAGAAACATTATTTGTTATTCCACCGAATTCAACATGAACTTCCGCAGTGGTGAACCTGTTGACAGTATCCCTTTCTGCAATGTCACGCAAGTATTTCAAATCTTCACCTGTTATTTCAACAGAATTTGCTATGCTGTCAGTATCATCAGCTATGTCAGCAAGGTATGAAGCAGGGTCATAGCTGCTTGCATAAGCATCAGCACCAGGGATATTTGTCTTGAATAGGCTTGCAGGGTCAAAGTTTGCAATACTTTCTTCAAGGTTCTGACCTGCTGAATATCCTGTATTCCAAGCATCACCATATGCCCATCTTTTCAGACCAAGACTTTCAACACTCAAATCCAGTTCATCCATTACCTTCTGATAGTTTTCATTCGGGGCATATTTTTCAACTGCTGCATCAGCCATGTCTTTCAGACCTGACCGCCATCCTGCAACTGAATCTGCCATCTTTGACCCAAAAACAAAGTCCAGTGCAGATGCAATCTTTTCAAGGATAGCAAGCACACCATCAGCCATGCCCTGGAACAGGTAAATGATTGATGATATTGGGTTTGTGAAGATGTTTCCAATGAAGTTTGCAAACTTGATGAAAGGGTTAATCAGCGCATTAATGACACTAAGCACCAGTTCCAACAATCCCAGGAACAGATTCCAAAGGAATGCACCCAGGGTTGAAAATGCTCCAAATATGATGCCTGTCGCACTGACAGAAGTTCCTGCAACCTTATTGATGATTGCAACAACAGCATACAGTGCAGCAATGATTGCTATGATGATTATTAAAATCCATGTAACAGGTGAAGCTAACAAAGCTGCATTAAACCCATACTGTGCAGCTGTTGCTGCTGCTTTTGCCATTGCTTCTTCCCGTTCGGCAGCTGCAAGTGTTGTATTAGCAGCAGCTGCTGCATATGCCTTTACCGCAGCAATGCCTTTTGCTATATTACTTATCATTTCAAGTCCATTAGTAATTGCCAAATAACCTGCATAAAGACCAAGTGCAGCAGCCACACCATAAATCACTGGTGCAAGGATTGACCAGTTATCATACATGAAGTCACCAACCGCAGCAACCAAATCAAAAATCCAAAGGACAACACCACCAACAACTACCAGGGCATTTGTGACCCCATCTGCCAATTGATTGAACCTTTCCGAATTGGCAATTTCATTCATCTTGGTCAGTATCGGTTCAAATGCCCTTAATGCTTTATTTGAAATGTTTGTCCACACCTGACCAAAGGTCATTGGCATTTGTGCAAACCTTGCATCCGTATCTTCCGCTGCTGCCAGCATTGCATTTTTGATAACTTCAGCTGAAAGTTCACCTTCCGCAGCTAAATCACGAATCTGACCAATATCTACCCCCAAGTAATCAGCTACATTTTGCAGAATATTTGGTGTATTGCTAAATACCGAATTCAAGTCTTGACCACGCAGCACCCCACTGGAAAGTGCCTGTGTCAAGTTGTACATAACAGATTCCACCCCTTGTGCATCAGTTCCAGCTATTACAAAGGATTTGTTCAGCTGTTCAGCAAAAGCTATCAATTCATCATTATTAGCGAATGCTTTACCTGCTTGCATACCAAGCTTTGAAACCACATCAGCTGTCTGTAAGTAACTTGCCCTTGACCTCTGTGCAGAAGCAAATATCTTATCTTCCAGTTCCTTGACAGAACCGCCATCATCAACAATCATGCTTAACCTTGCATTGGTTTGTGCCATGGTATCTGATAAATTAATTGCTTTTCTTGCTGTTTGAACAGACAGGTAAGCAGCAGCCATTTTCTTGATAGATGACAATAACTTATTACTTTGAGAAGCACCATCATTCAATGATTGATTGAACTTTTCCTGTTCTTCTACATTTCGCCTGATATTTTCTGCTGCTTCATTCAGTTCAATGTTTGCTGCATTGACCTTTTCCCTGACAGCATCAAAATCCATGCCACTAATAGAAGCATCCGCTGATGATTGCAGGGATTCAAAAGCACTGATGGTCATGTTTATTGCCTGTGTCATATGAAGCATAGGGGATGTTACCTGGTCAATTAGGTTTATAGCTGTTCTTATTGTTGCCATACTTTTTCCACCACCTTTCTTTAAGTTTTTCTATGACAAAAAGCAGCTTGTGCCTTTTGAAATATTCTTTCTGAACAGACCGCCTTTTGATTTCCCACTGGATGATGCAGTCTGTTAATTCTGCAATCCTGCCTTTATCAGGATTTTGCATCTGCTTCTTTGCATTTAATGATAAAGCAGCAAGTTCTTCATCAGAACGCTGCATCAGGCAGGAAATAAGACCAATGATTGCATCACAGTATTCAGTTTCTTTGTTGACATACAACCGCCCATCTTCGGACAGTGCTGCATAGTTGTTGCAGTCATCTTTTTCATCCAGGAAGCGCAACCCATCAACCCAATTCATCCGAACATGTCCAAAATTGACTACCCAAAGATTTCTGTTGACCATTTCAATGTTCGGATTCATGACCTTTGCACCCCCTATTTATGACCCAATAATTTTCAGTGCCTGGAAACACAAGCTTTTTCATGATTTCTGTTACTAACCCGTTATCAATAGCTTTGAATCCCTGAAAATTCAAGGTGTTTCATAGCAAGGAATTCAGTAGAAGAAAGCATTGTGTTTCTGAACTTTTCAAAACCCCAATGATAAGCATGTTTACAATCATAGCTGAATCTTTCCAAGTAGCTTTCAATCTTGGGGTCATTTCTTATTTTCAAAATCATCATTCTTTCTTTGAAAATTAAGTCTTTCAAAGTGATTCCATGTTTTTGGCAAATATCATTTAATGAATAACTTTGACCATTCAATCCATACATGTCTTTCAAAAGCTCAATATTTGAATCTTTACTTAAAATATCATTAAGCATTCTGTCAATTTCTTGCTGTAAGTATTTTTTGTCAATTTCATCTTCAATTGCTTTGAATGCTTCTTCTTGACTGTTATCTTCCAATTCACCAAAAGATGTCAATTCCTTGTTCATGCTTTCAGTTTCAATGCTGCCTTTTCTCCAATCTGATTTAACAATCCGATTTGAATTATTCCTGATATAAATAAGCATTTGATAGTTCATGGATGAAAAAGCAAATGATGAAAAGCTGTTATTCTCTATATCAACAGGAAAATGGCACACTGCACCAAGTAACCCCAAATAACATTCTTGTTTCAAATCTTCAATAGGAATATTCTTCTGCATTGCAAGTCCATAGAACTTTCTTGACATGCTATCCACCATAGGTTCACAAAGTTCAACTAATTCAACCAATGCACCTTGATTCCCCTGCCTGTATGCAATAATTAGTTGCTTCATTTTAGCATCATCTTGTTTCCTTTGAAATCCGTTCATCTAATCCCCCCATCAGCACATCACAAAATAAATAAATTTTTTCTTATTACCTTTTATAGTTTTTGTCACCCGATGAGTAGTAAAGCCACATTCGCAAACAGTCTTTGAAAATACTGTGTGTTCCAATGGTTTGAATCCAAGTGAAGCACAGAATTGTTTATATTGCTGATATACTTCTAAAGTGGTAGGGGTAACAATTTTTTCAACATCAGTTGCCCTTAAAAATTCTAAAACAGTTCTATATCTTTGTAGCTTCTTTTCAGAAACTTCCGCAAAGTCACTACATATTTTTGTGTAAATATCATTTTCGATTGCATTTACATCTAATTTCACTGGTATCACTTCCTTTCAGAAATAAACCTATTTGAAACACTGTGAAAGGAACTTTTGCAGCTTATTTTCAAGAATCCTTGGTGCATCAGCTTCAAGTTCCTGTTCTGAAATAGTCAGCATGAATTTTCCTTCCACCCAACCCTTGTGATTAGCGGTTCTGTGACCAAATTCAACATAGGATGCATAATGGACAGGGTTTATAACCTCAATGATGTAATCACTACCAACTTTCCGAATTGGCAGCGAATTTGCATATTCAACCGCATCCTTGCCTTTACCTGTGCCACTTTCAGCTTCTGCTTCGGTTTTAGCTGTCCAGCCCCTTCTTAATGTGCCACCCTTCTTACCTGAAACATCTGCTTTAAATGAAACTGTTTTACCGCCTTTTGTTTGGAAGCTAACAGTTTTATAATTCCTGTGCCTTTTATAACCACTTTTTGTGATGTATTCATCACCTGAATAATCACCAACAGGTGTTCTTTTAATTACTTTCGCCAATAACCTTGCAGCAAGTTCTTTGGCACATGAAGTAATGAATATTTGGACTTGTTCTTCACTCAATTGTTGCAACCTATCCCTGAACTGTTTAAGTTGCTTGATGTCAACTTTTAATGATTTGCCCATATCCGAAACACCCCCTTGATTGAAAATTTATCAAACAATAAGTTCAAACTGCTGAAAATACTGGTTTATATGCTGCTTTTGTTACTATCACGTTACTAATAACCAAGGGAACAAGGTATTTTGTGAACCTGTTCCCTTGATTTTTGAAAGTTAATTTTCAAGTTGAAGTTCAAGTTGAAGTTTCTTTTCCAGAGTGTTTTCATCACCTTCACCATTGATTTTGTTTGAAATCCTGTCAAGGGTTTCTGCATATTCCAGGATATACTTTTCATCATATCCTTCCTGGTATCCATCCACGAGGGTTGAAAACATCCGATTATTGAATATGTATGTTTCACCTTCTGAACGGGGGTGCAGGAACAGATTATTTGCCATGGTTTCAATCTCATTGAACAAGTTCAACACAACTTCCATCTGATTAAGCTTTCCAAAGGTTCTTGGGAAAGTGCTATTGCCTGATGCATCAACCAAAGCCTTTTTCTTTGCAATGACCCTTTTGAACAGCAGCATTTGGTCATAGTCATCAATGAAATCTTTCAAGATAAGATAAGCAACTTCATCTGTCAGGTCATCTTCAAGCATCAGAAACTGCAATGCATTTGAAACCTTTGCAGCAAAATCAGGTGACCTTTCTGCTTTCTTGAAGTATTCAGGAATCATTGCCTTTTTTGCAGCTTCAATGACTTCCTTCAACTTCCTGTTCAATAGGGAATCAACCTGTTCTGCTTCTTTCCTTGCATCTGCAAATTCCTTCTGTACCTGCTCACTGATAAAATCCTTTTTATAGGTGTTCAAACCGCCTGGTGAATAAAACTGCTCAATGGTTGCCCTCATTGTAGCATTCATATTGTCATTGTTTTCCCTGTGTGCCTGAATAAGTTCTTCAATCTTCTTTTTAAGTTCAATTGCCATTTCATTCATCCTTTCTTATTTTTTCTTTTCCTTCCGCTTCAAGCTTGCGGTTTAGTTTATCAATCATTTTGTTGATTTCCTGGTCATACTTCTGTTTGGTTTTGACCATCAATATCATTCGTTCACCGTCTGACAAGCTGACCTGCCTTAATCCACGCTGTTTTACCTTTGAATTTCTTATCTGTGTCAATTCAGCTTGTTTTGCCTTGATACGCAGCAGAATTTCATCAATCTGTGAAATGATTTCATCAGGCATGAGCATCACCACCAGTCTTGAATATTGCATTCAGTGCAGCCATGCAGTATTCAAGTTCCTGCTGATTCTGATTGATTCTTTCATCTTTCAATTCGCCAAAGTCACCAGGGTAAGCAGCAGTAATGCCATCAACCAATTCAGCCATTTCACGATAATTTGTATTGATTTTCAGCCTTTCCGCTTGGACTGACAGCAGCAGGTCACGCATCCTTCCAATCTGTGCCTTGGTCATGGGCAAGTAATAGTCAAGAACCTTCTGCATCAGCTTTTGAAGCTTCTGCTTGTCACCCTGTGCTTTCTTTATTTCCGTTTCAATCTGTTTCCTGAACTTCTCATTTCCTTTCACCTGTGCCACCATCCTTCATAAAATTTATTGTTTAATAAGTTCAAACTGTTCATTTTACTTGCTTTTTCAGTGATTGTGTCACTAACCTGTTACTATTTGTATAATTGGAATTCAGAAAATCTTTTGTCTTTATATCTTTCAACCAATTCTTCAACTGAAAGCTTTTTGTAATGCTCAAAGAAGTCTAACAGAAAAGGTCTACTTAATTCAGAAAGAACATCTCTTACCGTTTGGTTTATCAGTTCATTTCTTTTTATTGCTTCTTGATAACATTTTTCATACTGTTCTTCTTTAGTCCAATACCTACCATCTGCAAATAATGATTTATCATGAATAAAATTCAGCTTCTTGATATACTCTGATTTTGGTTCAATATCATTAACCCCTATCCAATCATTAAACAGTTCAATGTACTTTTTCATGTATTCAGTATCATCTTCAAGGTTCACAAAGGACTGAATTGTTTTCTTGTCAGACATTAAAATCAAGCCAGTGTCAAGGTACATATTTTCAGATTCAATAATCATTGTGTCCATGATAATAGTTGCGGTAGGATACCTTTCCTTAAGCATCAAAGCTTCATGAGCAAAAGAAGGACTTTGACTATCAGAATTCAGCCACTGTTCCAAATCCAATACTATTGGGGTTGAATTTTTAATTTGCACCTTTTCTTCCAACTGCTCTAATTTCTTTAACAATGCTGATTTTGTTATCACTCTTTTAATCATTGAACATCCTTCTTTCTAATTCTTCAATTTTGCGAATAATGTTTTCTCTTTCATCTGCATTGATACCAAGTTCAAGAATTGTTCTTGCAGCAGATACCCTGGAAGAATCTGTTGCAGTAACATCATTCATGATGCTTCTTAACACTTCCAGTGATTCCATACAATAACCCTGTGCTTTGTGCATTGTTTCTTGAAACATACTATTTTTAACCTGATTGATGACTTCCTGAAAGTCAGGTTTTTTTCTCAATCGGTAAATGGTAGACTTGGAAACCCCTGCTTTTTCAGCAGCTTCTTCATATGTCGAACAAGTCAAAATATGAAATGCTATGTTTTCCCTGTTCAGTTTTGCCATTCAATCACCGCCTTTTTTCTAAAAATCATTCATTTTGGTTCAAATCACTTCATCCAACCTGTTCTGCCCCCTGGTCACATCCGTAGGTAAGATGCAACCAGGGAACAGCCAGGTGCATCAAATGAAAAAGAAGAAGATGGTACACCGACTATCTTTATTGTACAAGGTATTATCCTGATTGTATATAGCTGACCACAATATATGGTTGTTTTTCTGAAAAATGACGGAAAAATACACAATATATTGTGTTATAGGTGTAACAACTGTAACAAAATAAGAACCCTTCTTACTTACAGAAGGGTTTATCATCAGGGGGATATGTAATCACTTTTTATTTATCAACTTTCGCACATGGTCAACAGACAACCCCAGTTGAACAGATATTTCACTTAATGACAAAGCACCGCTGTAAAATGCATTTCGTGCAAACCGTTCCTTTGATTCCTGGTCAGGGAATTCAATTGCATTTGGGTCTTTCTTGAAATAGCATGTCCTACCTGCAAAGTTGTCAATCAGCTTCTGAACAGCTTCTTCACCTATAACATCAATCATTTCCTTTATCGAAACTGATTTTGGCATCCTTTCACATCCTTGTACAATTAATATTGTATTAAATCAGTGACCGAAGCCACTGTTCGACCCATTAAAATTCATTGTTAACAT